TAGTTCTTCCTTGAAGTCGTCCCTGAACCCTTTAAGTTGTTCTTGAAAGAACTTTATTACTGTTTGTAAATCGTTCTCTGGCATTATATCTGTTTATTAAGTTTATTAAATTTTTGTTATAAGTTTTCTATTGTCGCCGTGCTTGCATCTGAAGAACCTTTGCAATATGTGACCACACCAGTTGCGTCCACTATCTTTTGGCATATCCACCCTCCTGCTGTGTTCTGATGAAGTATGTAAGTTGTTGTGTCGTCGTCTAAGGCGGCGTATAAGCCATAGCCGTTTCAAGGATTATTTATTATCAAACCAGCTTCTAAAGATTGGAGTTCTGATATAATATCGTCTTGCTTTGATGAAGTTGCTACGCCATCTGTGTTTACTTCAATACCAGACGTTATTGATTCTAATTCGTCTGTATTATCTGCTATTTCTGTTAATTTTGTTAGTCCTGCTCCTCCTGTAGCACTCATATTTAATAATTACAAATTCTATAATTAACTCAACCTCCAACTTGGACAGCACCTCCTAAATTGATAATGAAGTTTTCATTAGCACCACACTTTATTGTTCCGTATTGTGCTTGGTTAGCATTATCAATAGTAATAGCCTGTTTAGCGTCTAAAGGCAATGGACCACTAATACTTTTTGTCCCTGACTTGAAAGTAACTGTTACCGCAGTGGTTGGTAATATCAACATAAAGTCAACTGCTATGTATGCTCCTGGGGCTGCTGTAGCGGTTGGGGCTGTTATAATTGTATTATCACCTGACGAGCTGATGTTTACAGCTACTGTTTTTTGTGCTTCTGTTAACATATTTTTTTATTTTAAGTTTTTTATTAAAGGGGTTAACTCCCTAAAGGTTGCCCGTTTTTACTAAAACGAGCAAAATTTTAGAGAACTAAGACTTGGTTGGGTATACTGCGAAATAATAAGGTGTTCCGCCAATGTCTATTTCAACATTTAAAGCAGTTCCTCCTAATGTTCCAGCAGCAGCGTTTTTCAAGTTCTTTAGAACAATACCGTTAGCACCAGCATTACCAGCAATAACTGCGTTGTTTGTTGCCAAAGTAATAGCAGCTGTTCCAGTAATCTTTAAAGCAGCACCTGAAGAATCTTGTTTTAATTCTAATGCTGTTGTTCCAGTAGCTAAATCGTTATCATTTACGATATACACTAAGCTCCTTGTGCCATTAGAAGCAGAATTAGAACTGATGTTTAACACCTTACCAGTAGTAATAGCGTCAACTCCAGCAATATCAATAATTGTACCTGTTGTGATAGCAGCAGCACTAATGTTAATAACCTTACCTCCAGCTAATGCTCCAGAAGCCAAGAATTGTGCTAAAATAGTTTCATCTGTAGCAGCAGTTTTGAACTCTGCTAAAATGGTTGAAACGCCAGTTGCACCAGTATGATTAACCAAAAGCATTCTACCAGTTGACGTAGCAGCTGTTGAAGCACAAGTTAAGCTCAATAGCATACCGTCGGTTCTGGTTGTTCCAGAAGCAGCAACTACTATACCTTTACCTGTTGTTAAAGCAGCCATACCACCGATATCTAATGCTGTACCAGTTGTCATAGCGTCTGCTGATATATCTAAAACAGTACCCAATGCAAGAGCAGCCGAAGCTGTCAATTTCATAAGAACTGTTTCGTCAGTAGCAGCAGTTGAAAATTCTGTTAATGTAGCACTTGTTCCAGTTACACCTGAGTGGACTACACTGAATAATCTACCAGTTGTTGTAATTGCTGTAGCACTTGAAGTGATTGTAGCAATTTGACCAGTAGTTAAAGCATTGCCTATCATTTGCAAACCGATACCTGTTGTTAAAGCAGCCAAAGGAATGTAAACAGCAGTTCCAGTAGTCAAACCACTTGGAGTGATTGTCATAAAGGAAGATGTTGTTGAACCAGTGAATACACCCGAACCAGCAAACACAAACACCGAAGCGGTTGTTGCTGTATTGTTTGTAACACTTAATGAAGCAGCGTTATCGGCGTCTACTAAAGTAATAGAACCATCTGATAAAGCAACATCACCAGCGGTAATAGCCAACATATTGGAACCACCAGTTCCAACGATAGCAATTCTACCATTTTCACCGATAGTTAAAACGTTAGCAACACCAACTGAACGACAAGTCAAGTAGAACCCACCGTTCAAAGTACCCTCTGTTAATTGTAATTGAAGTAACGAACCAGTAGTCAAAGATGTTGAGCGAAAAACGGCAACACCAGAACTATCAGCGTCCGCACCAAAAGTTGTAACCGTGTTATTGGTTAACAACAAATTAGCAGCGGTATTTGAAACACCGTTGCCAGTGATTGTGCCTGTTGCTGTAAAGTAGCCAGAAGTTGTTACACCTTCAGCACCGTTTGAAGTAACCAAGACTAAAACTCCTGCTTTACCGCTTGCGTCAAAAGACAAAGCAGCAGCATTATCGTCTATTAAATCTCAGTCAACTGCAGCACCTGTTGTGGTAAAATCGCTTGTTGAAGTTAATCCTACACAAGTGATAAGACCAGCCTTTGAAATGTTTCAAGTGCTTCCAGTACCGTCTACATCAACGCCAGAACCTGTTGAGGTTAACTGCAAAGCAGCACCTGAACCAGAGTTAGTGACTGTAAATGTATCGTTTGAGGCGTGAGTACCAGCGAAAGTAAGAGTTGTACTGGCGATAGACAAAGTCTTATCAGCAGTATAAATATCTTCTCAAGTTGGAGTTCCGCCACCGCCGCCTGAACCAAGAACTGTAGAAGTTCCTTGATGAACGAAAACTAATTGGTTTGAACTGTTTACATACAATCCATTAGTATCATCACCAAATGGGTCAGCAGCATAAGAAAGACCAAATAATAGCAAACCCTTTTTCAAAATTATATTGTTTGGGGAGCTATAAGATTTTCCGTTAACTGTAGCCATATTTATAAATTTAATCTAGTGTATAGAGTATTGAATTCGGCAAAAAATTCTCACCCACTTCTAGATAATTGTTAAAGTTTTGGTGGTTTTTAAAGAGAACCACCAAACTCTATTCACTAGGAAGCAGGAGAAGAATTATCGCCCTTTGAAGCAACTCACATACGTGCTACATCATTATGTCCTAAGTCAAACATAGAATGAGCAGATGTTTGAATTTCCTTTGTTGAGTAAACAACGTTTACTGGGTCAAGAGTGATTGGCTCTGATTCAATAAATTGGAAACCTTGTCTGTCAGACTTTCTTGAACTGTCAAACATATATCAGTAAGCAGCATTTGATAAGTAGTCTAAAGCAATAATGTTAAATGTTCTTACGCCTGAACCATCGTTATCCATAGATTCTGGAATCTTGCCGCTTTTGATAGCACCTAAGATTTCCAAAGCCTTGAAATGATTTGCTGAACCTTTCTTAACAACTAATGTATCAAGATTGGCTGGCATAGGATTACCACGTGGGTCAACAAATAATGAAGCAGTTCTATGGGCAGCTTTCAACCCAGCATAGTCAAATGGTAGGTTGTAGTTTGTGCCGTCATATACTAAGTTGTTCATATTTGCACCACCGTCTTCACGGGTGTGGTCATCGTCGAATGCACCAAGTCCGTCACCACCAGCAGTACTAATGACTGAAGATGAGCTTGAACCTGTGTGTGTATAAGAAGTTGATTCAAAACCGTTGTCTAATCTTTCAGCACACAACTTTTCTCTCTTGCGAAGGTCTGCGTTGCGTAAGTCTTGAACGACATTGGTTAAATCTCTTTTCTTGATACCGAACTTTCACATTTGATATGTGAAACTAATTATCTTAGCAACCATATGTTGTGTGTAAGTCTTGTCATAAGTTTGGACAGGAGCGTCAGAAACGATGACTGCGTTTTCTTCTACGAAATCAGCTTCTCCCAACCCTGAAAGACCACTATCTTTTTCATAATAGTCTGTAGTTGTTCTAAAGTTGAAATATTTCTTGTATTGTTCCTCTGGGCTACCAGCAGATTTTAATCAAATGTTTTGAATTGATTTATCAATCAAGTCAGCAGCCTGAGCTAAATTAAATGGAGATGAAGCCATAATAATAAATTTAATATTTTAATTAACTAGGCATTTACGGTAACTTGACCGATTGGAATAAATTTGCCGACGACCTCTGTTGCCGAAGCAACACCTGTTTGTTGGAAAATACCTGTAATTGTTGCGGTGTCTGTTCCAGCATTGTTAACTTCACCTGCGTTTGTTAACTCGCTACGTAAACCGTTGTGGTTTGTGTTTGTAGCGTTTGTTGCTTTACACTTTCACTCTTGTGTCCCATCAATCAAAGCAACCAACACGGTTGAATCTGCAGAAGTTGTAGTCTGCATAGCAATACCGCAAAGATTAAGAGTTGAAGCTGCTAAGTCAGCATTTCTTGTGACATCATATGCGTCAGAAGTTCTGTCTCAAACAACAACATCACCAATAGTGAAAACTTTGGCATTGTGTCTTAACTTTTTGAAGGTTACTGGATTTGGGGCTGTAACTAAACTAAAAGCCATAATATCCGTTTTAATTTTATTAAAATTAACCCAAAATATCTGCTATTTCATCTTCTGAGAAACCTTTTAGCCATTTAGCCAGTTCGGAATCATTTGATTTCTGAATTGTAGCATTATTTTTAGGCTTGGCAATTGTAGCTGAACCAGAAGAAGCGACTTTTATCTTCTCTGCTTTAGCTGCGACTTGCCCTGGGCTAATTTTAGGATTTTCATCAAAAATGTTTTTATGAACTCTATCAAATAACTTTTTAAAGTCTTTAGGATTCTTTGGTCTAGCATATAGTCCAAGTTCTTCCTGGAATGCCTTTCACAATACATCGTCTGTATCATTTTCTGGCAAGTATTCAGGATGCTCGTCTAAAAAGCCAGCCCATATTTCATCTCTAACACTATTATAAGCCTTTTGTTCTACTTCATCTTTTTTGATGTACCCACGAGCAGAAAGAAATTTTTCAAGTTTTGCGAGTTCCTCGGCGTCATAGTCTTTTAGCTCATCAGGTAATTCACCACTTTCTTTTACAAATAATGGTTCTTCTGATACTAACTTTCTATTTTCTTCTCGGAGTTTACCTCGCAATTTCTTAATAACTTGACGTAAAGCACGTTCTTTTGGCGTTTCGCCAGGAATCTCTTTAACATCAAATACTGGTTCTTCTTGCTCATTAGCCGTTGTGGATTCTTCTTCAACCGTTTCTTCGGTTGTTTCTTCCACTTGTTCTGTGTTTTCGTCTGCAGAAGGCTCAGATTCGGTTTCAGCCACCGTTTCCAGTTCTTCCTCAATAGGAGTTGATTCTGGAATATTTACTTCTGTTGTATCAATGTCTTCTATCATTTTACTTCGTTTATTTTACTTGCTGAAGAGTCGGCAAGTATAGATTTATTAAAAACGACACACTTGGTGTGCCGTTGTTGGTTATCATAGAAATCGTGCGGAAAACTATGATAGCCAAGAACGACCACCAAATGCACGATTTTTTTATTTTTCTATCAATGAACTATTCTACTTTTGCTCTAACATCTATGAACTCTTTGTCAAGCAATGTTAATTCTCCTTTCTCACTCTTTTCATCAATAAACTTTTTAATGAACGCTAAAGACGCTTCTGACAATTCAATTTCCATTTCTGTTGCTTTCTCCTCGTCTCATTTTATTGCGATATTGCCTGCTTCGTCTTTAACCTCTTCGATTTTCAAATTTTCTATTTCTTCTTTTGTGAATTTCAATTTCTTTAAATCTTCAAGAACCATTGATAAGTCACTAAGTGAGCCTTTAAAAAGGTTAAGAATACCATTGATAATTAATCTTTCATTAGTTTTAATTAACATAATTAAAATTTATTATTTTTATTAAGCCCTAAATTTATTGCGACTAATTTACAGAATTTTTTTACTCCTTCAAGTCCTTCATTTCCTGTTAAAGATTTTGTTCTTACATCTCTCTTATAAAATTCTAAATAATCTTTCGGAGCGTTTGATTTTGATTCTGGAACTATAATCTTGAAAAGAAATCCAGAGCCATTTTTAGGGTATTGAATAATCGCTTCAAAGTCAGCACCCAATAATTCGTCTACTATGTTTCTTCAATCAGAAGGTATTCTGTCTCTGATTTCGCTAAAATCTTTTAAGATTTCATCGGTGGTCCTTTTTGTTTCTTTAGGTTCTTCCTTCTTTGCTACTTGTTGCTCCAACTTTTTGTTGAGAGCCTCAAGCAAAGAAGTTACCTCGTCAAATTTTTCTTTTGTAACAAATTCTTCTTTCTTTTCTACTTTTTTTGTTGTTTTTTTATTTGGCATATTTTTATTTATTTTTACTACTTTATTAATTTACTTGGCTTGTAGAACCAAGAATAAGATTTTGCCGACCTATTCTATAACCTCTTTCTTAGCCCCAAGATATTCCACTATACTCTTGGGAACTTCGTAAGTTATATTCGCTGTAATTGTTTCTCCTTTCTTTATGTCTTTAGTTGCTTTGAATTTTATTGCTCGTGTATGTTCTACAACATTTACCTGCTTTACAGGCAGCAACTTTTCTTGTATGGTTTCATCGGCAATAGCAAACGCAACTAAATATAAATCCTGCTTGTCAATTAAAGCCTCTTTATCAGCTACTCTAACTTTAACATACTCTCTTTTTTTCTTGTCAAAGTTTATATCAATAAAGAAATCGTTAACTTCGTTTAGGTCTTTTAATTTTGCTGTATTTTTATATTTGAGCATTTGCTTTGTCGTTTAATCGTTTTATTAATAGTTTGATACCACTTATCTGACCTTCTTTATGCGCTAGATTTCATAAAGTTTGGAACTCTGTATCTGCTTTTGGAGTTTCTTCTTGAATCTGTTTTATAATATCTTCAATTTCTTTTTCTATTATTTCTCATCTAGCGTCTTGAAGCAATGATGCTATTTTACTATTATTTATATTCATATTTATATTGTTTTACTGCCTCCCATAACTTCTGGGTGTGGCGAACTTACTTGACCCCTAGGAACTACTGTTGATAATTCAGGAGCCGACATCTTCTGTCCTTCCTGCATTGATTTAGCAGTATTTCTGGTGCTATTATCTGATTGCCCTGGCTGGGTCGTCCCACCACCTAATAGTTGCTCCATAGGGTCTATAAACAATGGCTCTTCTGGTTGAATACCTGCTAGGAACATAAGTCAGTTGTCTGGCAATCAATCTTCTGGGTCTTCGTCATTTACAACTAAAATCTGTTTAGTCGGTTTAGCAAAAATCTCTGGTGGTTGTGCCAATAAAGGAACAACGATATTGAATATCTCTACCTTTCTCTGCTTTTCCAATTCAACAGACGGAGTCATAATTGATTTAGGAATAATTTGAATTATACCCTCTCAATGTAAATCTTCATCTAATATATCTTTTCCTATCTTAAAGAACGCTTTGTCTTTAGAGCCTACTATAGTATCTCCTTGTTTTTTAAGTTTCAAAGGAAGCTCTTTAAACACAACTCCTCCTATTTCTCCGTCTGGCAAACTAGTTTCAGCATCAAAACTAATACCAGTATCTTTCTCATATCTCTTTAGCGAATCTAAATCTAAAAATTTTATAACTTCTGGAACGCTATATACTTGATTCATCCAAGATAGAGATAAGTAAGCCTCGCTTGAAAGAGCATAAGTAAGATTATCTATTGGAACACTCATTCTTTTAAGAGCAGACTCTTTAGCATTTAAAATTTCTCCCAAAGTCTTACCTGTTACCTCTCCCTGAACGATAGGCGAAATACCACTATTGTCATCTATCAAACTCTTAATATAATTAAGCCCGTCAAAAGAATCTTTGCCTGGTCCAGGTATTTCCAAGAAATCAACTTTACCACCAAGATTTTGAACTCCCTTTCCTGGTTCTATTTCTATCTCGCCATCTCCGTTAGCAACGTTTGAGCCAGTATAAAAGAACATTTTATAAATAGACAAAACAAGTTGGTCCATTGTCATATTCTTCATTTTATCATATAGATTCTTGTCTGACTTTATAATTTCTCATAAGCCAATACCGTATGGCGTGTTTGCGTTTCTTAAGTATCAAGGGGCGTGTCATAAAGATAGTCTTCCCTCGTCATTTGGTAAAGGACAAGCGTGTAAAATTAACTTTTGGCTTGGAACTGTTATGGCATATAAGTCTTTATTTTTATTTTCATAAAACCTTAGAGTAACTACGTTTGTTCTTTCTGTTAAATTTCTATCTGAATCATCGCCGTCCTCGGTTATTTCTGTTAATTTAACATATTTCCAATTAGGATAATGACCGAACTCTGCTTCTGCTGCCGAATAATCATAATCCTTATCAAAGGCTCAGTCGTTTGTTGATAGAGAATCATATGGTGTAGTCATTTCGTCAATTCAAGTCCTATAAGGGTCTAAATTCTCTCTGTGAATACCGTCGAACTCTGTTATTTCTCTTGTTTCATATTTATTATTAGCAGTATCGTTCTCATCATAAGAAACAAGTATATCTTTCTTTCTTTTTATTATTCTTGGGTATGTTCTACCAATTCCTCAGCCATATTTCATCATATTCAAGCAGAATAGCTTAATCTGGCTTACTGATTTATCAATTTCTCAACTTGTTTCTCATAAAGCGTGAGCTATTTGTGTTTTAGCTTCGTTTTTTCTTGTTAAAGCGTTAAAAGATGCTCTTGGGTTCTTATCTATAATAACAGAAAGGGCGGTTTGAACCTTTACAAATAAAACTGGGTCTGAACTATGGTTCTTTCACCCGTCTTTTGTTGCGTCCAAGCTAACGAGTGATGACCTAAGCCCTTTGTCTTCATCAGTAACAAACAACTTGTGTTTGCCTAACACTGTTTTTGGATTATCTATGTTCTCCAAAGAATATTCACCGTCTGCTTCTCTCCAAATATCTTCTATATTTTTGCCTTTGCCAAGTATATTTTTTCTATATTCTTTCATACTATGGACACGGCTCTCAATAAAATCATAAAGTTTTGTTTCCTCTTTCGAAGGATTAAACCCATCTTTTATTTCCTCTTCTGTTTTAATTTTTATTTTTTTCATTTTATTTAATTATACAGTTCTTTTAATCTTTTTTGTGCCGCAGTCATCGGCTTTTGTGTTCTCCCACCCCTAACTGTCTGAATAAAATATCTGATTGTGTCAGCAATATGGTCTTCTCCGTCTGTGTCCATATCGCCGCTATTGTTCTTATCGTAAATCAAAGACGGCAATGTTCTTATAGTGTCTTTACAATTATCAAAGAATCTTAATTTAGGCTCTGTGAAATCATCTCACCTAAGATATTGGTGAACAAAATCTCACCCTTGAACTCTTTCTTTGCTTGAAGGAACTAAATTGTCTATACCGTTTTTAACATATACTTCTGCCAATGTTTCTGGAAGCCCTATCTTACTAAATGCTGAATTATCTATAACTGTGTATTGATAATATTCGTCTTTAGATAAATTAGCTATGTTTCTAGCGTGTTCGTCGGCGTCCATACCCTTTCTATAATATTCTCTGTATTGTCATACATTACCATCATAATCTAAAGCAAACCAAGTACAAGCTGTGTATCCATTTCTGCCAGATACGTCAATAGAACGGAATTTTCTTCAACTGCTAGGAATATCAAATGCTCTTACAACGTGCTTTCTAGAACTTCACTCTTCAAAGAACTGACCTTCCATAGAATCTCAATCTCCATATAATAAAGCATTTCGTTTCTTTTCTGGTAATGATTCAAGAGATTTTATATAGGTTTCATCTAAAAATGGATTATCTGTTGGCAACGCTTTCACAAAGTGAAATAACTCTGCTTCTGATTCGTTCGGAGGGAATATCCTATCTATCCATTTAGTCTTTACTCATAAGTAACCAATTCCATCTGGGTTTGTTGCTGCCACAAACTTAGTATTAGCTATTCCAGGTCATCTCAAACGAGTTCTCAAGAAAGTAAATATCTCTTCTGGATTCTGTGTCAACTCATCTACTCCTATCATTGCGAACTCTGCCGATTTATACTTGCTAATCTCATCTAAGTTTCTAAAAGCAATAACTCCACCGCCGTATTCACTCTTAACAGTATAGTTATGTGTCTTATCAGAATATGTCCCTAACCATTCTGGAAATTCAAATTTCAATTTAGATAATTGTCTGTCTTGTAATGTTGGGTAATCTTCACAAAAAAGTCCAACTTGTATTCCTTTCTTGCCTGTTTGCTGATAATATCGTATTAACATCTTTAACATAACTCATCTAAGTCAGTACGAGTTATGAGTAACTATAAAGTCGTTTGTAATATACAAACCATTAGGATTGGAAACGGTAATACAACGCCCAGTAATATCTCCTTTTATCTCTACCGACTTAATAATTTTAAACATTATGCTATTACCTATTGTTCTTTCAACTTTTCTTTTTAATGAGAACAGTTTTTCTGGATTTCTATGTTTTATATATAATTTATAAACTTTTTTGCATATTATCTTTTTATTATCTTTCTTATATGAACCTATCTTAGTAGTAATTTTAACGTGACCACCTAAACTTCTAATAACAAAAGCCAAATCGTTAGCTAATCTTTCGCTTGTAGTGTCATAATAAACTGCACATTTATCTTTAGAGGCGTATCCATCAGTATCCATCATTCCTTGGACTAATCTATATCTGTTCTCTAAAGAATCTCACTTATACGCTTCTGGAATAAATTTAGTATCTGACTTAGTTCCTAATAATTGTAATTTAGTTAAAGTAACTTTTAATTGTTTTAAAGATTCATATCTAAAAGTAATTTTTGTTTTATTATCTTTGATATATATATTATAGTCATAATTCTTTAATGCTTCTAAATAGTTAGGCAAATCATCTTTATGACAAGTAATACCTACATTCTTTGTTATGCAACCATCTCCAAGTAAAACTCCCAATAAATAAGGTTCTATATTATATCTATTCGGTTTATTAAAGTGCTGTTCTTGGCATACTGGTATAACTAACTTTCTACCTTTTTCTATTCATTCTTTAACTTTCCAAGTTTCCATTATTTCTGAGCCGTCTTCTCCAAAAACTCTTTTATTAACTTTCTTAATATTTCCTTGAGTCTCTCAAACTTTTCATAAATGTCCTGAAGCAACTTCAGTATAAGTATCGTCATCAAATGTAACAATATATTTTGGCAACGTCATCTCTTCTGTAATATGAATTATCTTTTGAGATGAACCATCTGGATTACATATAATATCATTCTCTTTTAAATCTTTTCCCATCTTAAATCCAAAAGGTGTTAATACTACTCCGTCGTTCTTTATTAGCTTCCCTCCTCCTAATGCCCCACCATACAATAAATACTTATAGTTGTCAAGTGCGAGTTCTGCTTCCTTTTGCTTTGGAGAAAAATTGGTAAGAGATGAAAATGTTATTTTTTCTTGTTGTTTTTCCATAATAGAAAAACTAGTTATCTATTATAAGACACCTTTCAATTTCCTGAACTCTTTCAACTGGTTTACCTCATAATCTATTGGCAACGATTTGCTCGTCTTCAATAGTTGTATCAAGGTATAATTTCAATCTGGCTATTTGGTCTCGTGTTAATTTCTTTCCATTAACATCAACGATTTCTTCTAATATAGCATCTCTTCTATCTCTGTGAGCTATAACCTTAGAAATCAACCTTGATTTTTGTTCGTCATAGAAGCTCATATTATTTTATTTTAGTTGGAGGAACTCCATATATTTTAATTTTGTCACCGACATCGTTTGTTGTTTCGTACCAAACCTTTTTTCTCATATCTTTTTGCTCTTTCGGTTTTAATTTTCCATCAGAGCCTTTTAAGAATCCTTGTTTTTTCATTAAATTATATCGATTATCAGCCTGCTTTGTCTCAACAGCTTTTTCTAATGCTGGAAGTTTCTTTGTATTTTCTACATCTTCCTTTGTTTTAATTCCCTTTCTTGTTAACATATAACCGTTACTTGATGCTACCATATTTTAAATTTATATCTATTATAATAATTAAATTTATGTTTATACTCCTCAAAGTATTTCGGCTCGGTAAAATCATCGACCGACACCATAGGAACACCAAAATACTTTCATAATTTATACTTGTTATGGACAAAGAGCAATCTCTCTATCTTGTATTTGTTCATTCTCACTTTATACTTCTCGTAAAGATACTTGTGATAAAACTCGTTTATAAGTCTAGCGTGGTTGTAAACAGAATCTACATTTGTTTTTCTTGTTTGAAGTTTCTTATATTTCTTTTCAAAAATAACTCCGTCATATATCTTTATAAAGGTCTTAACCAATGCCTTAGGGCATTTCCAAGCCCCACTAAAGTGAGTTACTGGGTCCTTGAACCTTACACCAACATACTTATCCTTTTCTTTAAAGTTTACATAGAAACCAGGTTTTTCGTATTTCATAATTTGTTTGATTAAAGGGACTGCCCCAAAAACAAAAAATTTTTTATACTTGTATCTTTGTGCAAACCCTTTAATGAAATTAACTATATTCTGAGTTATAAAAATAATTCTTTATTTCCATAACCCAGAATACACTGGGCAAAGCAATAAACGACTTTCCCAAAACGCTTAATCGGAGTAAAGAATTCTGGGGATTATTACTTCAGCTGTTAGCAATAACGGAATTCTTTTTTTGAAAAAGTCTTTTTTTTTTGTTTTTAAGAAAAACCAACTTTAACTTATATTCCAACATCTCTTTATGCGACTTTCCATCCCTGTTGTCAGAGTGGTCAATCTTTTTAGAGAAGTTACATAAATTAGTAAATAGTCGGAGCTCCGATAACTATATTCTGCTTGTGCCTCGTCATAAAGACAGCTCGGTCGTTGGTCGCAAGTCGTCAACGTAGCCAACACATCATCCCCGTAGGGCAAAAAATGAAGGTTTTCCTATTCCACTTATCTCAGGATTTACGGTATCCTAAAACGTGCGTACTCACAAGCTTATACTAATTTTATAAGTTCATTTTACGAGATTTTATTCTCGGCGACAAGCAGGACGAATCCCACTCATCGCCCAGAATAGAATTCCGAGCAATACTATGAATATTTACTTACATTATAAAGTATTTTTTTCAAAAAGTCAATAGCCCGTGACTACACCACGCAAAGCGGCTATGTGTCAAGCATCCCCACCTATAGCACTATAACAATAACCTAGCATTATATAGGCTATTACAGCATTAAATCAAATAAAGCGTTTTTTAGTAAAAAAAGTGTATTTTTAAGCATTTTTTTGGTGTTTTTTGGTGTTTTTTACGAAAAAATGAAAACCCGTGTCTAAAAACTCAATAGATAAAGGGGTCATTTCAATCAAACTGTTTTATAAGGGGTCAAATCGTAATAACAACGATTCTACGTAAATGCTAGGCATTTCGGCTATGTAATATAGCGTATTTCTACAGTATATAAGATAATATAGGTGTTTAAGCAATATCTTTCTTGGTAAAAACCAATTTTTCAAACCAAGTCTGGGAGGGGTATACTGCTTCTTCTTCTGCTACTGCCTTCCCCATTTCGCACGATGTCGTACAATATACATTGCTCGACTACTATTGTTTATTGATTGATTGCTATTTGTCAATAGTTATAGGTGTTTTTTGGTAATTTTGGAAGGGGTGGGGGGTATGGCTGGAAATGATACCATATAACCATATAGCCATATATCCATATATAACAACAATATTACAAAAAAAAGATTTATTGTTATACTACTATTGATGTCTTTACATAGCCCGCTTGCTTAGCAACACTTGCTTAACTTGACATAATGGCGAAAATGTGCGCTTGACAAAAGTGCTAGTTTTTTGGGGATAACTTTTTTTTAAAAAATAGCCAAAAACTATTGACAAATGAAAAAAAGTTTGTTATACTTTACTTATGATTAAGCAAGTACTTGCTTAAACAAAAAGGTCTTTAAAAAATAATAATAATAAATAAAAATATAATATGGCATACATATGAAAACAAATCAAAAAGTTTAATGGTAAAAAATTGATAATGATAAAGAATATTAAAACTAGCCCATTAAACTTTATGATTGAATATGATTATAGCAATTACGATTGATTTGCTACTTATAGCAACAAAAAGATTTGGAGTTATAATGATAAAATAGATTTAACTAAAAAAGAAATTGAAACCTTTAAAGAAGTAGCAAAAAGATATTTGATTTAACATTGATTTGCGGGTATCAAGTCCCGCAAGTCAATGCTAAAACGAAGCATTGTATAATAAAAATGTAAAAAAATATAATGGTAGAAATAACAATAAACAAGACAAGCAAGCCACTAGGCAATAGTCAAGAGAATTACTCCACTTTTGATTATGAAGTCAAGCAATTCAAAAGTAAAGAGGATGCGATAAACTTCTTAAAAAAAGAATATCAAGGAGTAAAAAGAATTAAAATGTATATAGGTGATGGCGATTTTGCGGGTTGAATATATTGCTTTGTCAATTCGGATTGTAGCCATTACCCAGAAGAAAAATGAAGGCAACAAGATTGGGTCACAATGTACGAAGTGGAAAGAAAGTTGATTAGATTTTAACCTTGATTTGTGGAGGTAATGCTCCACAAGTCAATGCTAAAAGTCAAGCGTTGATTAATAAAATGTTTAAAAAATTAAAATGTTGATAGATTTGATTTTAGATAGAAAAGACAATAGCAATATTGTCATAAAAGACGGGAATATAAATATTACAAAAAAATATAGCCCAAAAAGATTTTATGATAGCATTGCGAATGATAACTTTGACGGGCTTTACAACAATATTTTAGAAACATTAGATAATAAAGAAGAAATAGATGTTAAAAAAGTATTAGCAAATTATATTATATATGGAGGTTATAATATAGATATTATTAAATACATATATAGTGTAAATTGATTATAGTTTTAACCTTGATTTAGGGGTATAAAGCCCCCTAAGTCAATGCTAAAAGCGATAGCATTGATTAATAAAATATTAAATATAATAGATATGAAAAATAAAGAAAAGAAATATACAAAAGAGCAAGTCAACAAAAAATATTTCGGTAAATATATAGAAATATACAAACAATATGATTATATAGAGCAAAAATATTATTATACTATTTTGAAAGTGTGGGGCGAAACAATACACGAAAACAGCACATTAGGTCAAGATGTGGGAACAGAATTAGAATATCGAAGATAACATTTTAACCTTGATTAGTGGCTTGATACATTATCAAGTCACTTGTAAGGGCTAAAAACAAAACCCTTTAAAGCTAGCTAGTCACTAGCAATTAAAAATTGACTAAATTAAAAAATATGAAAAAAACACTAAACTTTTGTGATTTTTGTGACGAATTTTCAGAAGAGCGTCGCAACTATTACTCCTACGAAGCAAAGCAAGCTTTATTTGATTATTACGAAGAATTGGACGACAATTGGGAATGTGATATAATATCAATTTGCGGTGATTGAAGCGAGTATGAAAATATAGAAGAGGTATTGCAAAATTATGATAATATAAAAGATTTAAACGATTTAAAAAATAATACGCAAGTTATAGAGTTAGAAAATGGGCGTTTATTGGTATATAGTTTTTAACCTTGATTAGTGGCTTGATAGTGTATCAAGTCACTGGTAAAGGCTAAAACCTTTAAAGCGATTTAGTCAATCGCATATAATAAAAATATAATATTGATAATATGAAAAAATCAATGTTAGATTTATCTAAATATCAAGATGAGATATTAGATATAATTAATAACCTTGAAGAGTTTACAACAAGCGATTTACAAGGTGTATTAAGTGTTATAACTAAAAATATATATGATGAAGGATACAAGGACGGGGCTTGCGATATGTTTGATGAAGTTAGAAAATATGAAATTAGCAATAGTATATATACCGATATTAGCGATGATTTAACAAAAATATTAAAATAACAAAATGTATATCTTAACAAAAAGCAATGATTGACAAAGAATAACAAGATACACTTTTAACAAAGGTCGGCAAGTGTGAATAGGTTGTTATTTTAAAGTCAAAGGTCAAGTGTGTGTGTGAAATGGTAAATATTTTAACAAAATATAATAATAAATAATAATATGAAAAAATACAAAGTTGAGTTGACAGAAAGTCAAAAATATATTGTAGATGTTTTAGCTAAAAATGAATACGAAGCTAAAATTAAAGCAACGAAAAAATGAAATAAAATAGCAGAAAGTGGCATTGACTGCTACAATGAGGTCGGCGATAAAGAAATTGATATTAGCTGTATATACGATGTGACAGGGACAGATGACCTTTTTGATGCCGAAAACGATGATGAATTAACAGATATTGAAAAGCAAATACTTGATAAAGAAGGCGAAGAAGCATTGCAAAGATACCAAGGCAATATTAACTAAATATTAATAAACAATAGTCAGTAGATAGTGGGAAATGATAAAATCGGGGGGCATCAAAAATCCTTGCAAGGTATAAAGTCCCACTCGGTCAGTCAAGCAAAACAAAATATTGTAAAAAATTATTACAATAACAAAACCTTGATTTCTCCCTTTCTACTGGCTATGATAAATAATAATAAATAATACTATGGAATACTATTATGTAAGTTATGAAGTTAGCGAAAGTTACCCAAGTTATAACTTCATTATCAAAGCAGAAAATTGAGCAGAAGCCAAAGAGTTGGCAGAAAAAGAAATAGCAGATTGCTATGAAGAAGAGTGGGAAGATAACAAAGATTTTTATATGTCCGTTACAAATTGTGATGACTTAATAAATAGATTAAAAATAAATTAAATTATGGGAAACTTAAAACAAAATAAAATCAATGACGACTTTGCAAAAGAGTTATCAAATAGAGCAGATGATTTAGTGGCAGAGATGTGTCAATACACTGCACCTTACAATCCTCACAAGCAAGATACAAAAGTAAAAGAACTAAGCTCATTGCCTTTGAGTTTAGCATTGCTTGGGTTCGAAAGTGTAGTTAGTAAAAAATATCAAGATGCCTTTGATTATGCAGAATGTTTAAGAAGCTATGCAGTAGGTAGAAAAGAAAAACTTATGGAACACGATTGCCACTTATCGCAAGATAGTGGCTGTGAAACCTGCGAAATAATTGAAGAATTAAATTACATAATAGAAAGGTCGGAAAACTTGATGTTTGCTATTGATAACATTGAGTAGGTATTGACAAAAAAGCAATAATTTGCTATTATATTGACAAATAAAAAAATACTATGATATTAAACATACTTTTACTTTCTATCTTTGTGTGGGCTATTATGGATTAAAGGTCGGCAATTTAACAATTATTAAAAATTAAATATGTCTTGAGGAGTTTTTTGAGCCATAATTTTGGCTTGGGTCGTGATATCTTTTTTAAGCAATCATTATTAAATAGATATGTGACAAATATTTTTTTGGTATGTGGTCATTGTGACTATAATACTATTAGTAATAGACAGCACTTATAAATAAAATATTAAAAATTAAATATGATTTGAATTATTTTGATTGCTACATTCATTTTACAAATTATAGTTTGTAGATTATGATTTGTGGTCGGAGTGTTAGCAGAGAAAAAAAGAGTTGAAGAAAACATACGACGAATTGAGTATGTTATAAACTTATGAGAAAAAATTAAATAATTAGTTATGAGAGACATTAGAGAGAGAGGTTATACAAAAATACGACAAGAAGTTTTTGAGAAAATCGTGCAACATTATAACCAATATGGAAGTCGCCCAACGATTACAAGCATTGCGAAAGAATTAAATCTTTCAAAGCAAAGAATATCAGATGTCGTTGGGTGACTGGTAAAGACAGATAGGCTACAGCGATTTGGTAGTCGTTGAACCAAGTCAAAGTATCCGTTAATAAAAGAATAAAAAAATATTATGCTTAAAAAAGATGACAAAGTATGGGATAACAAATTTTTAAAAGAATATCCCTTTATGCCGTTTGGAAGTTTGATGAATGCCTTTGGAAATATCAATCAAGGCAAAGGTATGGATTATGTGGATTTCGAGCAAGCATCTAAAAATATTTTTAAAATGGCTAAAAGTTTTGTTAAAGAGCAATATGAAGAAAGTATAAATATTAAAAAAGAAGAAAACGAAAAAGAAAAGATAGAAGCATTCGGCGATGAAAGTAACCCCTTTGAAAAAATATAATGCTAAATGAAAAAATACTAAACTCTTTTCAAAACGAAAACCATAAAAAAATAGGTAGATACAATTCGTCGGATTTATATAACATTATAAAAGGCAATATAAATGTAGATAACTATTTTGATGACAATGCGATTGATATGAGAGGTGTTAAAAACATTTTACGAGGTGTGGCATTGGAAAATGAACTACGAAATATACTTGAAAAGGTCGGCTATAAGTTCAAGTGAAATAATGACGGAAGTCAAATGAAATATGAATTGAAAGTTGAAGACTTTGTTATCGTAGTTTGCCCTGACTTTCATATCTTAAATGGTAAAGAAATGGGTCACAAGATAGATGAGTTTTGTTTAGAAACCAAATGTCCGAACAATATAAAAGATAATATACCACCTTGATACCACTATCAATTAGAGTGTCAATACCAAGTATTGAAGATACCAATATACCTTACACAAGTTAATATCTTTGATAATGATTGACCTTTGCTATGCCCCTTGCTTTACAAAAACTCACCTATAAGATGAAAAAATCTATGTGAAAAATTATCACAATTTAACAAAGAATTAAAAAACAAATATGAACGATAAACAAATATTTTATACATCACCGAGCAAAGTCTATATCTCTGACAAAAAGAAAGATGGAACAGAGTTAATAGACAAAAATGGTAAAAAGTTTACAAAAGTTAATATACAAATACCCGAATTTGAAGGTGTTTGACTATCTTGCTTATGCTATCCACCAAAAACAAATTACTCGCCAAGACGAGAGTTAGAGATGGTAGCCAATGAAAAGTATTGAATTAGTGTGACACAAAATGGTGACTTTTATAACTTTGAATTATCAAAAGTGACCGATGTATTAAAAACAAAAATAGAGTTATTAGAACAAAAGGTTGACTATCTTTACAAAACTGTATCAGGTAATAAAGCACCTGTTAAAGAAGAACTACCTACAATACAAGAAGACGAATTCTTTGACAGCGACTTTGATGATATGCCTCTTTAATAAATTAAATTATTTATATGGAACTACAACCACTTGACTATAAATCAGAAGAGTGATATTCTGAAATGATAGAGGAACTTAAAGGTTTGAAAGAAAACTTTTTAGACCAAAGAACAGAAATCACAATGCAGGCAAAATGATTGATAGGGCAACTTATAAGAAGTAAGAATACACCACAAGGTATTCAACAAGGTATTGCTAATGACTTGAAAATATCTTTAAGAAATGTCGGATATGCTATGGCTTTCTACGATGATTTTAAAGCAGAGGACTGAGATACCGCCTATGGTAAAATAGTAAATGACCTTACTAAATCAGGACACAAGGTAAGTTTTACTGGTTGATTAAAGAAAAAACAAATAGGTGCTGTTTCTGACTGCGACCATAAAGTAGAAAAAATCACAAGATACCGATGTACTAATTGTGGCAAAACATTTAAAGAAGACCCTACTAAGTAGATAACCTGTGGAAAAAAAGACTTGACAAATAAAAAAATATCTGCTAAATTAGTGGTAGATATCAAATATCTGGGACAACAAACTCATCACAAGTAAAACAAAAATCACACGAACTTAATGACTCAATAGTGATGATTATCAGCGTAGCAATACTCTGGTAGTTGTCCCTATTGAGTCATTTTTTTAAGAATTAAACATAAAATATGGAGAAAGAAAAATTAGCAGTAATCCTAAAACATACACCAAATTACTTCAAATCTGAAAGTGGCATTGAAAAAGAAATTATAACCTCTGCCATAGGAATTTTTGAAGAGAACGAGGCGTGGGATTTGGCGACTAAGCTAAACAAATTAAAAAACGAGACTGGTTCTGATTGCCGATACCAAGCATTACAAATTGAAAACAAAGATGTTGTTTTAGACACACAAGATATGATAGATTTGCATATAGTATGCCCTGAAAAGTATGACTGACCATCTGAAGAAGATTTGCATTGCGATTGGACTTCTAAACCTTTAAACCTTTAACATGTATGAAGACAAAATAGAAAATGATTTGATAATCATTACAAAGCAAACTATGGAAATGTTCTTAAAGTTGAAGGAGCCGTCAGAAACATTGGCTTTATATTGCTTTTATTACTATACTGGTAAATGACAAAAAACAAATCAGCCAAAAGCAACTAACAAGTATGTAAAAAAAGGGTTGAAGTGAGGAGAAGACAAAGTCAAAAGAATACTTGACCAACTAATAGAGTGTGGACTGGTTGAAAAAATTGTTAAAAGAGACGACACAGGCAAAATAAAAGGTTGATACATAAAGTTAAATTACATATTCAAACAAGATACTATAAACCAACTGAACCAGAATCGTCAAATGCCTGATGTGGCTGAAGCCAGATGTGGCTCCCAGGACACAAATGCTTTAAGTGATTCTAATATAAATGCTTTAAGTGAAAATAATATAAATGCTAGCAATTCTGAAGAATTGCAAAAAGATATAAATAATTGTTTATCTTTTTTTGGTACTGTTAATACAACTAACCTTTATAAGAACACTACTGAGAGGAAAAGAATGGGCGAGTTGCTTGAGACCAAGCCTAGAAATAAACTGAACTATATCTTAAAAAACCTTGACACTCTTTCGAAAGATAAATTCTTCCCGTTGATTACCAAGCCATCAGAGTTATTAAGCAAGTGAGACAAGGCTGTCCTTTATCTTACACGGTCGGCAAAAGAGCCAGTTAGAAGACCTAATATAAAAATTAAATAAAATACTATGTATAGATTACTTTTTACAGACAAAACAGACTTGTTAGTTGATGATGAAACTGGCGAGGCTATAAGCGAAGAACTTGATTTGCCTAAAAACCAGAGAGCCGAGTATATCACCAACGGTAAAGACAAAATCAAAACAAGTATGATAATGAAATGTATGAACATAGCCGAGGAGGAACAATCTAACTCTTGGAAAGAAGTTGCTAAAGAATACTACCTTAAAAGAAACCAGTTTTTAGCCCTTACACCACAAGAAAAAGCAGAATATAGTGTTGGATACCTAAAATTGTTTTTAAGTGGCTTAACGGGGCAAATAACCCCCACAGAAACGATTTTACAGCGGGGTAAAGATGTTATGAAACAATGATTTACAGAAAATCCACGAAAAATGATAGTTCCTATGAAATTATTATTTGAAGAATTCAAAGATACTATTAATGGTTTCACAAAAGATAACCACGGCAATATGACATTTCAAACCCTGTTAAGAAAGTCTATATTAAAAATTTGTGAGTCGGCACAAATACAAGACAATTCAGCATATCTCAATGAAGAAATATGAAATAAAAACAGAGCAAATAGATTATAAGCAACTATTTCATTTGCTTTATAAAAAAATAACATATGGAAAAGTTAACTATTCTGAAGAAGAAAATCGGCTCTGTAACAAAAGTTATGGGGTGGATAAACAAAGAAAAAAAGGTGTTTCTAAAAGAAGTAGATAGCCGTTATCACTTGTATCGCAACCATAATAGTTGGAATATCAATTGAGATGTATTCAAGCAACTTGATGGTATAAATGGCATATGTATTTATGACACTTATAAAGATATTCTCTACTATGTTAACGCCGATATGTATCTATACCCTAAACCAAGAATGCTGACAAATAGCAAAGATAGAGAATTACAAGTATGACTTTCATTGGAGTGCTTTAAGAAAATAGAAAAGCCGAAAGATGTATGAGAGGAGATAAATAAAATAGAATTCTCCGAAAGGAGAAACAATACAGTGGTCGTTAATAAAAATCAAAAAAAACTATTTAAATAAATTAAACTTAAATATTATGGAAAAGGAAGAGATAAAATCAAAAATAAAAAAAGATTTTGATGCGAACTTTGAAGAGAATGAAGAGATACTCCAAATTTATATTAGAAGCAACGGGGGACGAAGGTATAATGCAACAGCTAAAGATGTGAAAGATTTCATTGATTATGCAATAGACGAAGTATATGAAAACATTAAAGAGGTTGAAAATAAAAAAGAAGAGAAAGTTTTAGGGATAGCAATTAAAAATAGATTGACTGGAGAAATTATTTTTCAGTCAACAAAGACAACTTATAAAGAGGCTATTATAGAAAAAGGCGATGCTGACCTAAGTGGTGCTGACCTATATGGTGCTGACCTAAGTGGTGCTAACCTAAGTGGTGCTGACCTATATGGTGCTGACCTAAGTGGTGCTAACCTAAGTGGTGCTAACCTAAGTGGTGCTGACCTAAGTGGTGCTTACCTACGTGATGCTAACCTAAGTGGTGCTAACCTAAGTGGTGCTGAATTGAATTGTGCCAAATTCTATGGTAGAGGTGGAACAAAAAAACTTAAAAGGTCGCAACTGACTGATTTCTTAAATGCGTTAGGCTTCCAGATTGAGGATTAACAAACTTAAACTCTTAGACTATGACAAACAAAGATTTCAAAGAAGGGATGGAGGTGACTTGCGAGTTATTCGGTATTAAAACCAATGACTTAGTCCTTAGATATAAAGACAACAAATGATACGTTGTTAGTGAAAAACTTCTTGGGCCAGTTGTCTATAATGGAGTTGACGGAAAATTTTATAGATGAATCCCAGTTGAAGAAGCCACCAACCTCCAACCCAAACATCGCACCATAGATGATTTAGAGTGTGGGGATTATGTGGTGGATGAAAGTGGCTGGAAAAGAAAATGTTTAGGAGTATGTGGTGAAGTTTACGCAATGTCAAGCAATTGAAAAAAAACTGTTGACAACTCAGACAAAATAGATGGTGGCTGATGAACTATTTATCAACTTAAAAAATGTGGCTATACTCTCTACCAACCAGAAGAAGTAAAGGAAAAGACCACCAGAGAAAGAATATTAGAGCTGATGAGAGATAGCGACCAAGAATGAGCGTGCGATGAGATTATCAAACTTAAGGAAACCGACATAGACGAAGTTACATTAGATAGATGTATAAAGGTCGTTGGAGATTATTTTGAACACGGAAATTCCGTAGTAAGGAATGAATTAGTCCAAGCATTAAAAGAACTTAGACAAGAAAGAAATAAATTGGCTGATTAATTAAAAAACTTAAAATAATAAATATGAAACCAAAAACAATTAAAAAAGCAAAGAAGACAGCTAAGAAACTGCCAAAGGAAAATAAGCAAATTGTAGAGATACATATTTATATTCACCAGAATTATACCAATGTGCCGACAATAACCCAACCAAATACATTTCCTCCTTATCAAGTAACTTGTTAACAAATAATTAAACTTAATAAATAGATATGGAAAAAGAACAATGAGAGATAGATTTACGAAGTCAAATAGACGGAGTTTATGAATATCAAAATATGGTAGATTTTATTAGACCGTTAATCAAACAAATACGCCAAGATACACTTAAAAAAATTATGGTTTCGGAAAACGAAGGGAATTGAACGGCAACTGATGCATATATAATTGGGAAAGCCAAAGCATTATGGGGAATTGATTTAACAAATAATTAAACTTAAATATTATGGAAGAGACAAAAACGTTTGGAGAAATATACGACGAGAGTATCGCAAAATGTATGTCATTATTTTATAGCAGAGTAGAAAATATAGAGAATATTTATTGATGGGAAGCAATAAAAAATTGTAGGTGGCAAGATATTGACAAAGTTTTAGAAGCAAGACGTATACAATCAAGATAGAAAAATAACAACTCGTGCAGAGCAATCTGCACAGTATGGGCACTTGGTGAATCGGCAAGCACGGTAATCTGCAAAATTACTATAATGAGTTCAACTCTCATAGTGCCCTCAAATCTAAAAGCAACGTTTAGCTCTTTGAAAAATAGCCGACATACTTCGCCTACATAGGTTATGGTAAGATGAATTATCGTAACTGGACTGGGGTGTCCCCAATCGCTATGTGGACGAGTTATGTTGGCTAAATAATTGACGGTATATTTGGAACACCTATGACGACCACCAAAGGTGGTTAAAGCGTGCCATACGCCGATACTAAACCTGCCTATAACATATGGCTAAAAGCGAATACAATGCAGGGACATCGCAACAAGCTTCGAAATATAAGTGAGCGAAGTTCAACAGATTATAGGGATAAAGTGTCTTGGCTACTGAAGGCAAGTGCCAAGTATTAGGTGTCCGATTTATGCCGTCAAATAAAAAGGAGGTGAAGTATGACCTTAATCAGAGTGTATTGTGATTGCGGCGAATCGTTTGACTGCTATGTTGATTTCACAGCCACCGTGCCAGTTGCCACTTGTCCACATTGCTCAAAAAATTATGTCGGTCACGATGAGATTAAGCATCAAATGATTAAGCCAGTTGTGTTGTTTACCGATGACGAGCCGACTTGTGATTCAAGTTAGGAGGTGTGAAATGAAAAACATCACAAGTAAAGATTTGTGGGAGTTATTGAAGCGTAAGTTAAGGAGGACTTATGACAAGAAGAAAAGAAAAGCAAGAAAACAGAAACCACCAGCCGAGAACAGTTTCCCAACCAAGAGTATGCGTGTTCTGTGGCTCAACTACAAACTTAACACGACACCACATTTTTGAAAAACACTTTTATCCAGATTCAAAAGAAATTATTATTCTCTGCAAATATTGCCATCAACAGTTCCACGCTATTCAAAATCAATTCCTATTCAGATTAGTAAAAGACGGACTGCTAAACTACCGCAGAAAGATTCACGGCACACAAAGCCAAGTAATCATTAGAAAACTGAAACTATGGTGTTTAGAAATATCACTCAAACTACATTACAAGTAACCTCCGAATGAGTTTGCTGGGGTCTCACGAAAACCCAGCACCAATTAATATAAATTAAACTTAATAAATATGAAACGTAATAAATACAAAGTTGTTTATATTGAATGAGATGACGCTGTCTCTGCTCCAGTTGGTTGAATAGATAACTTTGAAGAATGAAAGAAAACCAGTCAGTTTATAATTAAAGAGGTTGGGTTCTTATTAGAGGAAAATAGTAAAGAAATATTTTTAGCGTCATTTATAAAAGATGAAGATAGCAACACCTATGAAAGACAAGGTAATGTCAGAAGGATACCAAAGGGTTGAGTTAAAAAAAGAATTTTAATAAATTAAACTTAATAAATATGAAAGTAAAATGTGGAGATGCGAGCGGAGGTGGTAATATAGCAATGAGCTATAAAGGAGGTTGTGGCGAGGAATTAGATATTAAAGACGCTTACAGGTGTGTTGGTTGCGGTGGTTGATTTCATTTAGATTGTATATTAAAGCACTTCCAAGAGGAAGAAGGACACGATGTAGCAAGGTATAATCTAAAAAAGATTAAAGAATATATCGGCGATAGAGATAGAAATATAACTGATTTGTGTGACAAAGGATTGGCAAAGCAAAAGCAATTAACACCAGGGGAGCAACTTATTAACTTTATTAATAATATTAAATAATAAAAATATGAATATATTAGCAAAAATCAAAATATACCACGAAGAGTTAGACCAAGTATTACTCGGTTTAGCCAAAGCAGGTTACCCAGTAACTGCTGAAATTGATTATGGCAAAGATGGAAATCATACTGACGGTTGATGATTAAAGATATATGATAAACCAGAAGCCAATTCTAAAAATGATGGAGCAGGTAAAATTTGAGATTACACTACCACTGATATACCTGTTGACAGACCACAATATTATACAGGCACAGACCCTGAAACGTTAAAAGGCGGTGCTACAAGTTTTTAACAAATCTTAATTAAATATTATGAACCTAAATCTTAAAAAAACAGAAACATCTGACGCCGAAACCTTAGAACATATGTTTACGTCAATTATGATTGACATAGCGAATGGAGTAGAAGAATTAGACCTTGGCAAAGCTAATGATATTAAAAAGAAATGCTTTGAATATCTTAAACGATACATCGAAGAATTAATCTCTCAAAAGTTCAACGAGCTATTCAACGAACACGTTCAAGAAAGATATGGCGACGGTGGCGAAGGTGGTAACGATTGAAAATGATACAACAACGGCTATTACGACTGCTTTCAAGATATGAAAATATCAGTAGAAAAGAAATTAGGAATTACACTTAATAAATTAAAATAAAGATTATGAAAATATATAAAATTGATGGAGGAGATGAAGGATGCGATTATGGAGTATGCTCTTTTGAAGAAGCATATAAAGGTTGCAAGGTAGGAGAAGTATGCGAAGAATTATTGAACGGGCAAACTGAGTTCAGCAATGATGAGTTAGGTTTTGGAGTTTGTGTAGAAGAACCAATAGAAGAAAACGAAGTAAGGGTATTCTTAAGAATGAGAGATAGAGAAGATTATGACGCTCTTAAATGCGAAAAACTATTTTTAGAAAACGAAATTATTTAACCCCCTAACAGAATAGATTTAATAAATTAAATATAAAAATATGAATGCTAAAAAAACAATATTAGAGTTAGTTAAAAAAGAAGATATAGCTGCTATATCAATCGGAGAAAAAGGTTGAGAAAACAAACCAGAAAAACCAATGTTTTTTGAAAAAGAAGAGATAGATAAAGCGTTAGAAATATTAGATTTTGAATTTGATAGTGGCTATGGTGGTGAAGAGGGATATTCTGTATATGTTTGGGCTAAAGATGAAATAATAGTTAAAGGAACTTACGACGGTGCTGAATGGTATGAAGTTATACCAAGAAATCCAGACAAAGATATAATGCCGACAAGTATTGGTGGATAACACTTAATAAATTAAAATAAAGATTATGAAAATAATTTGAGGTGAGGTGAAAGCAGAAAAACCTTCTATGCGTGTTCCATCAACAGGTGGAACATATACCGTGAGTACTTCTAATTGGAACGAAACAACTTATTCGGTGCAAACAGAATTATACAAAAGAAAGTGTGCCCGTAAAATGCTTGAATATGAACTTATAAGTCCATTCATTGCTAAATGAAAAGACGGTAAAGTAATCAGCGAGAAACAATTTGAAAAACTTAAGGAAGAATACTTAGGCATTAAGAATAAAATAGAACAAAATAGTATGTTTCACTGCTCACTGGAAGTATTTAGGTATAAAGACAAAGTTCTTATAAATACACATTTATGGCGTGAGGAATTAGATGATTTCCTTATGGAGCATCGTATGAACTATTCCGATAGGATTTAATAAATTAAAAAACTAAAATGAAGATAAATTTTTTGAATGCTTCAACAAGAAGCAACGACTGGCTTAAATCCAAGATAGAATTAACAAAAAAAATGTTTAATGACTGAAATGTCATAATGGATTATGACATAGTAAGAATAGAGCCACCAAAAGATAATGATTTCTTTAAGACACAGCACCAGATACTTGGCGGTGAAAAACTTTGAATGGTAAATGAGTTCTATGTTAAAAGCTCGTTATTAAAATTAGACACAGAAACTGTTGGCTCTATATGTGTTATATGTGTTGACCCAGGACCAAAGGCGAACTGTAATTATTGTTTCCCACATCTGACACACCTTTCTATAGTACCTTGCTTGGTGGTATTAGACGGCAATGCTGAACATTATATGCGGCACGAAGTAATCCACGCCTGTTTTCCACCTGATGCTGAAGTATTGACTGAAGGATTTATTTATAAAAAAATTAAGGACATAAGAGTTGGAGACTTAGTATTCACCCATAAAGGACGTTTGCAAAAAGTCAAAGAAGTTTTAAGAAGAAACTGGCAAGGAACTATGAGAGAAATGTATATGTGAGGAGATTACAGACCGATTGTTTCTACAAGAGAACATCCAATTTGAGCCATTAAAAGACCAAGAATTAATAATATAGGCAAGCCAGGAAAATTTATAGAAGAAATACCGCAGTTTTATTCCATTATAGATTTAGAAAAAGGCGATTGAGTCGGTATGCCATTTAATAACATTGTTAAAGATACTTCTGTGTTTGAGTTTGAAAAAGACCCAGAGTTTTTATGAGTACTTGGTCTTTACCTGGCTGAAGGAGATTTAGACAATAAAAGAAAAAACAAAAAAGGAGAGCAAAACGGCGGTCAAGTAAGATTTACTTTGCATAAAAAAGAAATTTATTTTTATGAAAGGATTAAGTCAGCTATGGAGAAATACGGTGCTACAGTAGGTTATACACAAGGTAAAAATACGAAACAAAATATTATAACTGTTTATATAAATGGAATTTACTGAACCAATATCTTCAAAGAATTAGCAGGAGAATATTCCGACAAAAAGAAACTTAATAATAGATTGATGTATGTAGAACCAAGTTTGCAATATAAAATTTTTGAAGGCTGAAAAGATGGCGATGGTCATATTGAAAAAGGTGGTTATACAACCGTTGGAACAGTATCGTGAAAACTAGCTGAGCAAATGAGAATAATATTGTTAAGAAATAAAATATTTTCCAGCTTAAGATATCAAAAATCACGAAAAATTAAAATATATAATAACAAAAAATACAGCATAACAAAACCGAATTATCTTATAAGTTTTGGAAAAAAACAGAAATGTGGCTTTATTAAAGGCGATTGTATTTTTGTTGCGATTAAATCTATAAAAGATATCTGTCATAAAACAAAAGAAAAAGACAGCGGATATGATTTGGGGTATGTTTACAACCTAGAAGTTGAAAACGATAATAGCTACCAAGTTAACGGTGTGGCTGTTCATAATTGCCATCAGTATATCTCTCAGCACGGTATTAGATTGCCAGACACACAAGATAGCGACTTAGTAAAGGCTAAACTTTCCTATAGTATTATGACGCCAGAAGCTATGGCTATTGAAAAACAAAACTTACAAGACTGCCTGCCTTATCTATACTTAATGAAAAATAGACCACTCAAGTTCCACTTACTAGCCACGTTGCAACAAACAACAATAGCACTTTTGAAAAAAGTTTTAAAATTATTAAAAAAAAAGAACAATAGAGTCTGACTTATCAGCGAGGCAAGGAAGTGAGCCACAATAGAAGGAGTTGACCCACAACTGTTATGTGCTGTTATCGAAGCCGAGAGTAATTGAAACCCACGAGCCATAAACAGAAATGTTAACGGAACAACAGATTATGGCGTTTGCCAAATAAATGATTACTGATGAATCGGTGAGAATAGCAGGTCAGCTAAGAAAGGTGAGTTCTACTTTCCAAGCCCAGAGTGAGTGATGGATAACCCAAGTGACTGTATTCTATGAATGGCTAAACAATTCGCCAAAGGCAGAGAAAGAGATTGGTGTGCTTACGATAATGGAAGTTATATAAAATTCTTAAAAAAATATTAATAAAAGCAATAAAAATAGCCAAATGACAAGTAGCCGAAAAAAGGGGGCATACTATCTCGCCAAGAGTATAGCCTTGCTTAAAGAAAAAGGTTATTCTTACACTAAATTAGAGAGTAACAAAAGAACTGTTATAAATGGAGTTCCTATGTGAATTCACACAGATGCTTTCGGAAGCGATATATTGGCAATGAACGATAAGGAAATTATCTTTATACAAGTTAAATTTCTTTCCGACAAAACTTTTCATATACAGAAGTGTATTGATGAGTTCAATAAGTATAAGTGATGCCCGAGTGTCAAGCGTCAGTTATGATTATGGACAACAAGAAAACCAGTAAGAATTGTAGAATGCTAAAGAACAAAGGGCTGTCTAATCGTTTCCCACCTGAAGTTAAGGA